GGAGCGATTTTCAACGTTGGCTAGGTTCTCTTATACCGGGGCAAAACTTCCTTCAACGACAACCAAAGGGTTTTTAGAGAGAAAGTTCTGTAGGTAACGTTCTTTTACACACCGAACTTCACCATTTTTTTCTATTTCTACCATTACTCTACTCCTTTGCGGTATCTGTATCTCACTTGAACTGTAATGATTACCTCTGCTAACGGAGGAAGTCTATCTACAACTTCTATATTGGTTATCAGTGTATTCACGCCTGGGTTGCTGGTACCTCTGCGTCTATCTGATTCTAAACCTTCAGAAATTGCTTCTATCAAATCGTTTTTTTGTCGATCTAATTCTGTTGCTCCACGCACAAATGCTTGGAGTGTGTATTCTATTGTGCCACTGCGAAAATTCATATCATAGTCATCACGCTCTTCATTGCCTGAATTGACCATGATTGCAGGGAACTGTGTTATGGCTAATTTTTCCACATCAAAAGGCTCACGAGTAACCAGTATTGGTCTCGGATCTGTCAAACTTTTCAATGTTTTGATTATGTCTGCTGCAATATCATTTCTAAAGCTCATATCATCGTCTCAATCGGCCAAAGTAGCTGGGCTCTTTCTCTAGATCACTGAATGTGCCATCACTGTCAATATCGTAATGCACACCATCTTTGATCACATCATCTATTTCTTCTCTCCACAGATTTCTATAGTGCTCCATTCTCATTTGGAACACATCCATTTCTGGTTCAAACTTGCTGAGTCTTGGAAAGATATAATAGGCTAGAGTTCTGTACACATGAGCACGTTTTAATTGTGCTGGGTCCAGTTTATCTTCTTCCATTTCTACATTGAGACCGATTACGGTGATATCAAACTTGCCAATTTGCTGGGTTGGAAACCATTCAATACGCAAATGACGTAGCACGTCTTCTTTGCCTTTTGCCAGTGCATCATCCCAGTCGAAAATGCCGTATTCTTGGATGTCAGGTTCATATTCTAAGACATCCGCTATTGTTGCGATTGTTAAAGCCATTTTGGCCTCCTCTAGTCCTACTATCGGGAACAGGGTCCTTCCCTGTCATTATATTTAGTTGATTAAAAAAAAGGGCCCTCGAAAGAGCCCAATTTTGTTATTTTTTAGTACTAGTCTACTGTTGCGTCAGTTGTGATTGCAACACCGTGTACGTCTTGTAGCTCACCTACTGCGTATGTCATTGATGCAACGATTTCAGTTGCACGTAATGATGCGTCACGCTGTGTTTCAATTGTTAGGTCTTTCTTCAATGCGAACGCCAATGCGTCTGAATGCATAACTGCACCTACATATGCGCCTGCACTATCACCTGTTACAACTGCTGATTCATAGATATCAACACCTGCGATTGAACCAATGAAGCCTGCGTCTAGTACTCTGTTGCCTAGATCACTTAGGTTGTGGCTCATTGCTGCTGCGCCAGCGTTTGTCAATTGCTTCTTCAGGTTATATGTTTGATTTGGGTGGAATACACCTACATATGGACCCATAACTGAACTTGAACGAAGTTGTGCTACTGCGTTGAAGATCAAGTCTGCTGTCAATTCTGGCTGTGTTGCTGCACCAACAGTTTGGCTGAAGCCTGAGAACAGAGCTGAAATGTCTGTGTCAACTTTGCGAGCTAAACTCTCACCTAGTACACGACCGATGCTTGCTGCTACATCATCATCTGCACTATCACGTGCTGTGTCTGTTAGTGTTGCCATGATTGCAACTTCATCAGCGTCGAATAGTTTTTCAACTGCTGTGATAGTTGTTGCTGTTGAGATGTCTGTGTTCTCACCAGTTGTCCAACCGCTTGAAACTGCTGGGTAGATACCGACTTTTGCTTGCTTGCCTGGCTGGCCTACAAGGTTAAAGTTGCGGATCAATGGGCGCATGAACGCCTGTTCTTGCATTGTGAATAATGCTGTTTGTTGAATATCACTAAACAGTGCGTCTAGTGTTGTTGAAGTTGTATTGGCCATTGGTTAATCTCCTTTAAATCCTAATGCCTCTTGCTTTCATCATCTCCCTATAGATTTTTCTATCTTCAGGGTTGTTCATGTTCAATTGACTTGGATCGATGTTACCCATACCTTTACGGCTTCCGCTGTCTGATACGTTGCTGGTTGAACCACTACCACTTGGGCCAGCGCTGACAAAATGTGGATTTTCTTTTAAAAAGGTCTCCACCAAATTGTTCACACTCATCGGCATACCATCATCGGTATATCTGACATTACCATTGCTGTCTATAACTTCAGCTTCACCAGTTTCACCTAGTCTCACTTGGTTACGCAACAATGCAGAAACCTGTTGTGCATTTATGGCTCTGTTGCCACTTGCTGCATTCAGTAGGCTACCGTCAACCTTGATCTCTGTGAGTTGGCGTTGTAAATCTTGGTATTGGGCATCTTTTTTTGCGACTGTTTCTTGTAGGACTTTTTCAAACTCACCACGCTGCTTTTGCTGCTCAATGCGTTCGTCTTCTTCCCTTTGTGTCAGTTCGCGATACCTATCAATATCTACATCACCGTATTTTTTCTCAAATCGCTTGCGTTCACGATCTAATCTTTCACGTACGATCTTGTCAACGTCATCTTGGGTAAACGTCTTATCCGTCGTCTCGGCCTGGGTTGGTTCTGAAGCTGTTGCCTCAATGGGCTCACCAGTGGCCCCTAAATCTGTTTCTTGTTCGCTCATATAATCCTCCTGTTATGGTCGAAGTCACCGAAAACCTCTTACGAGTTATTCGCAAAGTTATTTATGCGATTAAACGCAAAAGGCTTTATTTTCCACCTCTACGTTTGGTTTTCTTCTTTTTCTTTTTCATTGGCATATCAAACCCTCCTTATACCATACCTGTTAAAACTGCTAAAAATTGCACAAAAACTGCTAGAGCTGTGGCACCTAAAATGCCTTTGATCATTCGCATGTCTTTTTCCATATGCGTTAAATGATTTTCCAAAACTAGATCTAATTTTTGTTCCAGCAAGGCCAGGCGTTTGTCTAAATTTTCATATTCTTTCATAGCAAACCCAACTCCTTACGTTCTTCTGTAATTTCTGCTCTACGGGCTTTGCACAATTTAAACATCGCCAATAGAGCGTTTCTTGCTCTAATACTTGCCTCAAAGTTTGCCTTTTTGATCCATTTCTCATTTTCAGTGACATAGATTTTGAATTGTTCAATCAATTCATCTGTTAGTTCGCTCTGTTCCAGAACAAACAGAAACTCCTGTTCCATTTCGTCATATTCTGGTATTTTGATTATCATGCTACTGGTCCTGCGATTGGTTCAAATGTGTTTGCGGCACTGAACATCTCAGTGATTTCTGGATGAAGTGCTAACATTTCTTCGTCTGTGTATCCTGCCTGTACCATCTCTCTTAGATGTGTTACCAAATCAACTGCGCTGGTTACAGGTGTGTGTATCACTGCGTCTCGCTGTGGCTGTGATTTGATTTCTTCATAGCGGTCTTCATTGACAATGATTTTCAACATTGAGTCTTCAACTTCTCTGTTGAGTACAGGATCTTTTATGCCTGCTTCTTTTGCCAATTTCAACATTGCCATATCGTTGTACTTGTCTTGGATATTAAAACTGTCTGGATAATCAACTGTGCCATTCCAAACAGCACCTTGCCACGCTGCATAAATGCGCCAAATTTGTTCTTCAGCGTGTTCTAAATTGTCTGCTTTTTCTGCTAGGCGTGCGTTCAACAATTGGAATTCAGTTGCCAATGCTACACCTGACAATCTACGTGATTCAATGCTTCTAATACCACCCATGTGGCTCATGCGGTCAATTGCTTCAATCTTTTGATTTATACTGTTCAATAGACTGTCAATGCTGGCACCACTTGGCTGAAGTAGATACGGTTTTAAATCTCCCGGAGTATCTTCTGGTATATCGATCAACGCACCCGCTCCGGCATGCGCACGAACACCTGGTGTCTTTACTAAACTTGGATGATTTGAAATGCGCTCCAATTGCTCTAATTCTGATAGTTCATTGTAAATGCTTTTCTGCATTCTGGCGACATCACCACAATCACTGATACCAATGCCTCTGATTTGACTTCTTTGGCTGTACACACATACCGCTGGTATTTGACCCAGTGCGTTTGGCGTCACTTGTTCAATTACCGCATCCTCATCACCATTGCCAATGCTCATAACAGTGATTTCTTCGGGTGTGTAAATTCTAAACACATCTCTGCCTGAATCATTGCCTTCAAAGATTTTCAAATAGCTGAGATAATATGCACCATTGGACATTCTGCTGTACTGCCAATCAATGACATTTTCAGGTGTAAAAATACTCACATATGGACGCAAACCTTGTTGCAGTTCTTCTGCTCTGGTCATTGCAGTGGTTGCGGGCTTGTCCAATATGCACCAACAATGCCCATAAATTGTTGCGTATGTTGAGATATCTCTCATTACCACATCAAAACTTCTACCATCCATGTCAGCGTCTTCTAAGAATGATACCAATCCAGGGTCATTGTTGATTGATCCAAAATCTCTTCTGGGTTCTTGTCTAAACAAGAATGAATTGTAAATTGACACAACTGCTCTAACATGATTGTCCAATGCTGTGTTGTTTAATCTTTCTTCGTATTCTTCTCTGCTTTCGTAGATATAACTGGTTAGGTATTCACCTTCAAAATAGGCGTGTCCGCCTTCATAGCTGTCCATCAAAAACTGATAGTCTTTGATCCTTGCTTTCCATTCTGGATGTGCTTCAATAATTTGCGATTTTTTCATGTTTTACCACCCTTTGGTCCTTGTTCCGAATGTCCAACGCTGTGGCTCATCTGTATCGGTATATTCTGTTCTTATTGGGAATAGGAAATCAACGCCATATGAGGCTGCATCAAACATGTGATCCAGTTGAGAATTCTTGTCTATTTGATTTGTGCCTTCGATATAACTCAATCTACCTATACTATCTATAATCTTTTTGCAATTTGGTGTGATGAATATTTTTCTATCACCACGTGCATTTTTCAGTCTAGAATTTAGACTGTTTACTCTGTCTTTGATTGCTGTATGGCGTGGTCTCGCTTTTACGACAAAACCTGCATTTTGCAGGATACTGATGTCGCTTCGACCTGCTGACGCTGATTTTCTTGAGCGGCCTGCTGGATCTGGATATACTATAATTTGACTGTCAGGATATCTTTCACGCAACTCTGCTGCCATCATATCTGTGTTAGAGTTTAACATATAAATTTCATCGTGGAAGTGTATGATGTCTCCACGGATATCGAATATCGCAGCGGTGCCAGGTGATAGGTTGAAGTCCATGCCCACGTGTATCACTGCGGTGTTTGGATTGTTCAGCGGTTTGATGGTTTCTTTATAATCAAAATTATATGCGACAACACCGCCATATTGATGGAAACTGGCTTCATATTCAGCTTGAAATGTGCGTTCATCCAAATCACGTCTTGCCGCTTCTATTTCCGCAGGATCTACGTTCCCGCCTTCAATTGTGGTAAACTGCCATGCATTCCAATCTTCTTGTTGAAGTGCTGTGGTAAACAGTTGATGACTCCATGACCCATAGCCTTTTGGAGTACCTGTGAACAGTGCCTTGCCCTTTTTGTCAGACAATGTGGGTCTCAAAACTTCTGTAAATGCCTCACGTGGAATGTCTTGAAATTCATCCATAATCAGGAAATCCAAACCCACTCCACGCAAGCTGTCAAAGTTGTCCGCCCCACGCAAACCAATCACTGATCCATTCTTCAAATAAATGGTCAATTCTGCTTCATTTTTCTTTTTTATCCAACGCAATCTATTGAGTTTATCCAACAACGGCAACCAGCCGAGTTGTTTAGCTATACGATAACTGGGCGCCACCAGCCAGTTTACACTGCCGGGATTCTTTGCTGCGTGTTTGCACAGTTCTCTCATACACAGGTGAGTCTTGCCGAATCTGCGTCCTGTAATCAAGACTTTGAAACGACTAGTATCATCTGCTACCTGTTGTTGAGGAGATGTCAATGGCAATTATTTGTCCTCCAATATCAATTCAAATCCTGCTGAAATTGCTGTGGTTGCGCCTGCACTAGCACGGATTTCAATGTCTGTTTTTTCATTGAAAACTGGTGGTATTTGCCAAACACGTTGGAATGGTGTTGCGTATGTTGTAACCAAACCTTGTGCTCTCATAACACCGCCTGTTACTCGCACCATCAATAAACCTTCTACTTCTTGTGCTTTTTCTACTGAGATATTTGCTGCTACCAAATATGCTCTTTTGCCCTTTGGTACAGTGTAAAGTGTCATCAGTGTTTGTTGATATTCTTCTACTATTGCTGCATAGGTTACACCACCATTGGTAATGCCAATGTCATCAGTTGATGCTTGACCATTGCTAACAAATGCTCTAAAGATTCTCAAAAACTCACCTGTGGTTGTGGCTGTACCTGTACCAGCCAATGTCACAGTTTCTTCTAATGGTTCATAGTTTGTGTCCAAACCAATCAGTGTAACTTCTACACCATTGTCTGTTGCGCCACCTGCACTGGTCACGTCCAATGTGATTGCACTGCTGGGATATGCATATATTCCGCCACCGTCCCAAACAGTTTGATGCGAACTTGTGCTACTGGGTAATTTGCCAAACTTGTCAATGCTGCTCATCTTTGGCACATCGCCACGTGCAACTGCAACACCATATGGCCAACTCATTGTCTGTTGTGCGTTTTCAAAGTTATAACTGGCCATTAGTCATCACTCCATTGTAGCGGTGCATCATCATCGCCATCTGCTGGTGTTTCTTTCTGCGATAGTAATTGCTTACCTAACCAAATCAGCATACGGTCTGAGCCTTCCATTGCTTTGTCAAACTGTTTTCTACGCAGAGCCCTTTTGCCTGTGCTCTGCCCGTGTTCTATTTCTTTAGCAAAATGCTTTTTTATGGTATCCTCGTGGATGCCGGTCATAAACGCCATCTCTTTGAGTGTACAGCCAATTCGTGCCAATTTCCAAATCTCTTCACGAGACACATCAGCAACTTTGACTCTCCCCTTCTTTTTTTCGGGTGCTCCATCCATGTTTATTTCCTTACATTGATCTTTCTTTGACCTTTACACGAAAATATCGTCTATCAGTCAATCCACCGTTTGTGGTGATTGTGTTGTATACTTTGTAAATGTTGCCTGATGTTCCGCCTGAGAGTGTGATTGTTGTTGTGATATCTGTTTCGCCTGTGTCTGTTGAAGTCAATGGATCAGCATCGCCTGAGATGCTTTCAACGCTCCAACTTGAAGTTGATATAGTGTCGCCTGATGGTAACCATTGGCTCCACGAAATCAAATAGTCCAATGCTGCCTCTGTGTCTTTGTCAATAACAGTGCCTTCATTGTCTTTGTAAAATCCTGTTGTTGTAGCCATGGTCTATTCCTTAAAAATTATTATCCAATTCACGTGTTTCCTGTTCTACAGATTGCTCACGTGATTCTGCTAGTATGCTATTTATTCGTGTTTCAGAATCTAGGGCAAAAATAGCCGATTCTGGCAGTATTATGCCTGATCTAGTCTCAGGTTCAATGCTAAATCGTCTGTTTGCTGGTACTGTGAATTTGTACGACCCAATACTGCTCACAGTGAATGCACTGTTGATTGAGATTCTGCCAATGCGTGTTCTGATACCACTAGCAACCAAATCAAATTCACTTGATAGATCACTGTCAAATCTCAAAACTCTATTTGCTGTACTGGTTAAACCAAATTCACTGTTGATATCTGCGATTGCACTGCGTTTTCTCACAGCATCAACACTGGTGGTAAATGCGCTGTTTAAAATTGCTGCGCCTTTTACAGTTATTCTTGCACTTGCTCCTACAGTGAATGCCAAATCCAAATGCGCATCAGCTTTGTCATATGGATGACCTTGCGCACTCAGTGAGAACACACCATCCATACTGCTGACGCCAAAACGCTTCATTCTAGGTGTTGCACTCAGTGAGAACTCACTGCTGAGATTTGCGCTGCCTGCTATTCTCAATTGACCAGTTGCACTCACGCCAAAGGCACTGTTTAAATTGGCACTGGCCAGTGTTGTTACAACGGCATCTGCTGTCAAACCAAATGCACTGCTGATGCTGGCTGAGTTTTCTGTGACTATATTGCTATCTGCACTCAATGAGAATGCGCTGCTGATAGTACTGTCGCCTGATCTTGTTCTTGTTCCTGTGGCAGTTAAACCAAACGCACTTGATAGATTTGCTATGCCTGTTTCTTTAACTGTCCCGCTCACAGTCAAACCAAATCTGCTGTCTAAATTGAGTCTTCCAAAGTCCCAACGATCTGTAGGCCAATCATCCCAAATATAACCTGACAAATCATCCCAGGTATAATCAGTATTGACGCCTGCATATATTCTTCTATTGGCTGCGGCTGATACAGAGAAGGCACTGTTTATAGTTGCACTGATACTGATAACAGTTGCATCAACAGTCATAGAGAATTCGATTACACCCAGTGGTTGGATATAACCGTCATCTACATATGTGTCTTCTACATAGGATCCACCTATAATGCCAGAGTCAATATACCTAACTGTATAACCCTGGTCGGCATAGCCTGCATCATAGTATAAACTATCAGCCATTGCCTAGCCCTCGTTTAGGCTAAACTGATTGACAAATTGCCCGAGACAATAGTAAAAATATCAGATTCATCTACAGCTCGGCTGGCCGACAAACTTCCATAAAAAAGTGCATTTCCCGCACTGGCTGCATCAAAGATTGCGATATGAGTAACTGTGCCCCATCCGCCTGATCCTGCTGCTGGAAATTCTACGTCTGCGCTGTTGCTTGCTGACCCTGAACTGGCTGCACCAAATGTTACTGCTGTTCTGGCATAGTTTGTGCCTGATACTTCAGTCCATGATGCTGCTTCTCCGTCTGATACGGCTGTTAAAAGACCAACAAACAATGCTGTTGGGCTTGTAAAGTCTCTTGTGCCTTTTCCCAGCACGTGATCGAGTACTTCATCTTCTAAATAATTTGTTGCGTTTGACACGTCTTTTCTCCTTTAAGATTTATAAAATTTTATTGATGCTGTTGCATTTCTACTAGCAGAGTCTGCGGTTGTTTGTCTTATACTAAAAGTTTTAGTTGTTGCAATTGTAAAAGCAAAACTGCCTTGCAGGACAAAACCATCAGTTGTTGCTATTTGGGCAAAACTATAACCGCCTTCTTCGGCAGCATCGGTTTCATTATACAATCTCAATGAAGCCTCTGAGCCTATAGTTTGGCCATGAACACCTGGACTTGCCTCACTGTAATAGCTTCCTGCGGTCAGTGTAAATTGATAACCACCGCCTGTGATTGCACTTATGCTATCACTGTCAAATTTTTCTTCAACTGTTCGACGATATATATTACCACTGACATTTTCTTCTCCGCTATTGATGTTGATTACAGAAAGATTTATGCCGCCACTTTCGGCTGCACTTGGTTCCCACGCACCAGAAGTTGAATTGTATGTTAAAATATCGCCATTGTTAGGCGATGCAATATCAAATTCGTCAATGATTGCGTTGACATTATCAATGTTTTGTTTGATGTCAGATCTGGCGCTGCTTGGGCTATCACTGCCTGCATCTACGTTTGTTGTTGCTGCTTTTGTACTAGGCCATGCCATGTTCTATTCCTTACCCGTTGTCATCATTGAATACTGTGCTACCATCTGCGCCATCCATGTGTAGGAGCAATACTGTATCATCATCATTTTCAAATGCGGCAGTTGGTGCTGTGAAGTTGCCTGTGGTAACACTATATCTGTTGCCCGTACTAAAACGCCATTCGTCAATATGACCATTCCAATATGCACCATTGCCATTTACATTTACACCAATATATCTGTCGCCATTGTGATGTGTTGCATCTCCACGAGATGTTTCAAATGTGCCATTTATGTGCATATACACAACATCGCTGGATTTAGTCCAACTCACATGATGCCAAGTGCTGGTGCTCAATACTGTTGTGCCTGTGGTTGTGCTACCTCTAAAATATGCTATTCTACCATTACTATCTATCATTGCTTGAGCGTTGCCAGGATCTGCGTATACACAATGGTTTTGTCCACTCCAACTTGTAGCATAAACCCAACACTCTATCGTCCAATCGCCTGTGCCCTGATCTGGCATCGCTGCTGTCAAATAATCACCAGTTCCATCAAACAATGCGCTGGCACCACCAAACTTGCTGATTGCAGTGTCTACTTGTGCGTCATTGTATGCGGTTACAGTGACAGCATCTCTTCCTGCTTCTGCTGCTACACTATAACCTTGGTATGCAATTTTTGCTGCTCCTAATGGCATTTACATCAACTCCCCGTCAGTTTCAGGTTGTTCTTCATACCATTCAGGTGTTTTCAATAGTGCAACTGCTCCAGCATGATCCAATTCCGCACCTTTACCAGAGATACCTGCGATTGAACTGGGCATATCGCCTGTGAATTTTA